GGGTCCGCAGACTGACGACGAGCTCCACGCCTGGATTCTTAAAAATCTAAGGATGGATATTCCACGGGAGGCCGTGTGTGACGATCACCAAGCCCCTTTTGATTTTATTGCTGATCTTTATTTTGAGCGTGTCACTTCTGCTGTTGCTATGGCGAATCGCGGAGGTTCCAAGACGGCCTCTTCTGCCGTACTACACCTTATCAACTCACTCTTTAAGCCAGGCTGCGAATCCCTCACAGTGGGAGCAATTGAGGCCCAGTCAAAGCGGGCATATGAGTCCCTTAAGAAGTTCCTTGTGACTCAGGGAGGAGAGGGGGTATATGAGCCAAAGGATCACCCTGAAATTGTTAGAACAATTGAGTCCGAAACTAGATTTAAGAACGGATCCCTTGTGGAAATCGTTCCGGGAACAATCTCAGCGGTATCCGGCCCTCACCCTCAGAAGGTTCATGCGGATGAGCAGGATCAGATGCCACCTGATGTATGGCAGCAGTCCCGACACATGAGCCAGTCGAAGACCATTCAAAATGAGGATGGTACTGAGATTGTCATTAAGTCGCAGGATTGGGTTACATCAACCCGTCAGCGCCCCTTTGGACCGATGCAAAAGCTTGTTGATGAAATTCTAGAGGCTAAAAAAAATGGACATAAACCACCGTGGGAACTTTACACATGGTGTGTATATGAAACAGCCAAGAATCAGGCTAATTGCATGCATGCAAATCCGGATTTGCCGGCTGAACAACAGTGTGGATGCGACAAGATTGTTAAGGGAAAATGGGAGGATGGAAACCACAGAAGATTCTCCGATTGTTGCAAGGGAAAGCTTGCACGAAGCAGGGGATTTGTTGAGCTTGACAATATCTGGAAAAGATTTCAATCCTCAGATCAGGAGGAATGGGAGGCCCAGCAGGAATGTTCCAAGCCCGAAACAGGAGGAATGGTATTCAAGACCTGGGATGAGGATAGATATGGCGTCAAATGGTGGACTCCTGATCCAGAACTAGGCCCAATCATTATGGGAGTGGACTTTGGGGGAGGCACAACTCCTGCCGCCGTTAACTGGTATCAGATTCTTGCGGCGGATACATATGCACATCCCAAGAATTCAACAAAAAGTGATGAACCAACAAAATTACTTAAGGCCGGAACACGGGTCTGTTTTGATGAGATTTATCGTGCTGAAACTGGTAATATGGAGATTGCGGAATTAATTCAGGCTAAGGAGGCGGAATATAAAAAACAATTTCCTAACTGGAAGGTCACACATAGATTTGGTGACCCTGCTAACGCAGCAGCCATTAGGGACTTTAGAAGATTCAATCTAATCATTAAGTTCTATTGTACAAGGGACATTTTGGAGCAAATCAAGACATGCAACGCCCTATTGAGAAACGATTCCTTTGCGGTAGACCTTACAAAATGCATCATGTTTCCTCAGGAGGCGACAGCCTATCACTATCCTGGAAAGAAGCCGGGATTTGAATATGAGCAGGAAAAGCCGGTAGATGACTTCAATCATACGATGTCAAATTTCAGATACGTCATGGAAAACCTTAAATTGATAGAAAAGCGAGGTTCAATTACAGGTGCATTACCAAAAAGTGACGGTAAAATCCACTATACAGCTAAATCTCCCGTAAAGTCATCGACTAAACGGTACATGCCTAGGTAAAATTTTATATGGATGATTTAAATAGAGCACACAATCTTGGTTCTATAGCCCCGTTTGCCGAAACTAATGGACGGGGTTTAATTGATATGGAGAAACGCAAAAAGAGATTAGCCCAGGATAGGCGTCCTTCAACTAGAACCCAAAGTGATCAATGGGTTAACTGGTCGTCAATGTCTGATGTATTGGGCCAGCCATTTGATTCAACACGCATTCCAATTTCAAAGCTTGAACAGATGCAGCGGGATCCAATGCTCTGCTTTGGACTCATGTTTGTTAAGGTTCCTCTGATTAGAGCTCCTTGGTATATCCAAAGTGAAGATCCACAGAGAGCGGCCTTTATTGACAACGCCCTTAGACAGATTTATGGACGTCTTATTTTGTCATATAGCAATTGCTTCTCATTTGGATTCTCAGCCATTGCAAAGAGATTTGAATACGCAACCCCTGATTGGACATATATTGACAAGGATCAGGAAACACAGCCTGAACGTCCGGTATGGGAGGACAAAAATGTTAAGGCTGTTATCTGGAAGCCATTCATGCCTCTTAATCCTCGCAATGTTGCCCCTCACTGGAACCATAAAGGGGAATTTGCCGGTATTGACTTCACTCCAGGGGGAAATGTTGGGGCATACGGTTACTCAGGATTCCCATTAACTGATGCAGCAGGTACAGGCGGCGACCGGGCAGCTGATATTCCCTTGGATTGGGCGCTATGGGCAACTAATGAAAAGGATTCAATGTATGGCTCCCTATGGGGATATCCGCGCCTGGGATATGCCTACAGATATTGGTGGAGCTATTGGTACAAGTTTGGTTTGGCTGATAGGGCCTTTGAAAAGTGGGCTGATCCTCCTGTTCTTGTATTTCATCCAACGGATGATCAATACGACAATGATGATCAGATTGTGGATCTTCAAAGTGAAGCCTTAGCACTTGCGGAACAGATTAGATCAGGTGCTAATGCAGCTATGCCGTCAGACCTACACGCAAATCTAACCGAGGATAAAATTTCAAATGCCCGTAAGTGGGAAATTGAACAAATGAAGAGTGAGGCAAACTTTGAGGCCCTAGACTCAACATTTAAATATTTAGATGTGCTTAAGCTTAGATCAATGATGGTTCCTGAACAGTCCCTAATGGAGGGACAGGGAGGTTCATCATCAAGAAATGTGGCTCATGAATTTGGGGATATTTTCCAGGAGTCACAGGCTGTTGTTATGGAGGAAATCGATGATCTTATTAATAGATTTATGATACCTCAGCTTCTTGAGGCCAATTTTGGTAGTGGTGGGTCAACATGCAAAAAGATTACCACTGGATTTGATTCAGCGGATCTTGAAACAATGAGAACAGTTGTAGGTGCCATTGCCAATAAACATGGTGGAGTACCGGATGTTGATGTTCGTGAAATGCTTTCACAAATGGGACTTCCGCTTCTTTCTTGGCAGGAAACTCAAAGAAATCTTGAAAAGATTGCTGAGCAGGACAGGGTTCAACATGAGGCTGAGCTTGCAAAGCTTGCAAGGGAATCAGTTCTTAAAGGTCATCAGCCACCAAAGGTATTTGCTGAGGATGGATATGCCGGTGTAACCGAGGACGGTAAGTATTATGCTGCCAAGGAAAGAATCAATATTTCCGTGTCCCCCGAGGAATTAAAAAGCTATCTTGGAGGACTTTTGCAGCAGGAAAAGTCGGATAACAATGATAAAAATGCTAAAATGATTGAAACGTTGCTTGGCGAAGTTGAAAAAATCAAGGAATCAAAGCCACAGGAACCTCCAGTGGTTAACGTAACGGTGGAAACCCCTGAAAAAACAGAGGAAAAACCAAAAAAAATTCGCAAGACCATAGTTCGTGATGATAATGGTGACGCGATGTATATTGATGAGGAGGAATTGAACGATGAGTAAACATTCTCATAAGTGGCTGACTCAGTTTTTCGCGTTCCCTGAAGAGGGCAACGATGCCTATGAAGAAGATGAGCCTTATGAGGTTCAATATTGTTCAGATAGGGAATGTGGTCAGCGAAGAGTTGTTACAATGAGTGAAGATTTAATCAAGAATGTTAGAGAATTTAATGGATATCCACCAGAACAAGTAGAAGGAGGTGAAGAGTAAACATGAAATTTCCAAATCTAATCGTTGCGAATCGGGACAAAGTGATTCCCGCGAGCGAACTAGCGTTTGAAATGCGCGAGCAGATTTTCGATGTCAATGGTAACGAGATTTTTGACTCAGAATATTACATGCCAAACGCACTCACAAACGATGGACAGGCCCACATGCTTAATGTATGGGCGAGGGAACAGGCCAATCTAACTAAGTTCCTATTCCTATTGAACATGGCGGCTGGTCTTGCTCCTGTAAAAACTTCAACGCTGTCTACAATCACTGAGGCGGTAACCATTAACACTAATGGTTATGCACGTCAGATGATTTCATCAGCGGATTGGGGTGCCCCTTCTCTTGATACAGGTGATCAGCAGATTACAGCAACACAGAAGACATTCGGAACATTTACAGGAAACGTTCCGGTGACCCATGTTGCCTTGGCATCAGTTGCCTCAACATTTACGGGAACTCTGTTCCTATATGTTTCAACTGCATATCACACAGCAAACAGCGCGGCGCGTACGTTTGTAACCGGTGAAAGCTATTTGGTTACGCTTCGAGATAAGCAGACTTAATATTGTAGCAATTTTATTGTGTAGGAGAATTGCATGAAATTTAGTATAATTGAAAGAGAGTTCTATAAGCGCATGCGGCGTAGACAGGCTGAGCCTGGCACGGTGTGTAATTGGGTGCGCGATCCCGATGGCGTTGGGCCTATCATTGAGCACGTCCAATATGAGGAGTTACTCAGACTTCTGCCAGACAAAGTTGTTCAGAATATGGAGCGTTCTCGTGAAGCCCGTGATGGCACTAGGGAAATGCTTCGTAACGGTTTTGGATATGTCAATTGTCTTGGTTCAATTATTACAGACGGTACAGCAATTGCTTCTTCATCTGCGGAAGCAAGACTTGTTCCTGCAACATTGCTGCTCCCTAACTTCTGGCAGCCGGAAGGCTCGACCGCCAGGACGGTACGGGTGCGACTCAGGGGCAGGCAGACCACCCTGACCACCGCCGCGACCATGACCTTCCGGGTGCGCGGGGAGGCCACCGACGTGATCACCGGCACCGCATGGGGTGCAACAGGAGCGATCACCCAGGACACGACCATCCAGACGAACACGATGTGGAGGTTGGAGGCGCTCATCGTCGCCCGGCTCGTCGGCACCGCAGGGACGGTCTTCTGTATGGGGGACGCGGACATGTCGACCTCCGCGCTGACCATCGCGAACCAGCAGGCGAAGTACATGGGGTCGGCAGGCTCGGCCACCCCGGCTGCAATCACAAAAGATATGACAGCTAACACTTACCTAAATATTACTG